GTAACCTTCCAAAAGTAAAGGCAGAACAATACCTTAAAGAGGTAATGAGTCGTTATCGTAATAAACTTGCTTATGATGCAAATACTGGTGAAGTTCGTGATGATCGTAAGTTTATGTCAATGATGGAAGATTTTTGGTTACCTCGTCGTGAAGGGGGAAGAGGAACTGAAATTACAACACTTCCTGGAGGACAAAATCTTGGAGAAATCACTGATATTAATTATTTTCAAAAGAAACTTTATAGAGCATTAAATGTTCCAGAATCTAGAATTGCAGGAGATACTGGATTTAATCTTGGTAGATCTTCTGAAATTTTGAGAGATGAACTTAAATTTTCTAAATTTGTTGGAAGATTGAGAAAGCGTTTTGCAAGAATGTTTAATGATATGCTTCGTACTCAACTTCTTTTAAAGAATATTGTAACTCCAGAAGATTGGAAAACAATGGAAGATCATATTCAATATGATTTTCTATATGATAATCAGTTTTCTGAGCTTAAAGAATCTGAAATGCTTACAAGTCGTTTAACTCTTGCTACAACAGCTGAACCTTATATTGGTAAGTATTATTCTACTGAATTTGTTCGTAAGAAAATTCTTAGACAAACTGATAGTGAAATTGTTGAAATTGATATTCAAATTGATGATGAAATTGCAAAAGGAATTCTTCCAGATCCTAATGCTCCGGTTGATGAATTTGGAAATCCAATTCCACAATCAAATAATAGTGTTCCATTGGGAGATGTTCCTGAAGATCCAGATGCAGTTGGATCTAATGAAGTACAAGCACCAAAAGTATAAAGAATATAAATATTAGTATATTTTTATAATAAATTAATATGGAATCTGATATTATTGATGCAATTGCGCTTGATACTTCTGCAGCATCTGAAGTTTCAGATGCTATTAAAGCATCTTTATACTTAAAATCTTTGGAAAAGATTAATTCTCTTCGACCTGAAGTTGCAACATCATTATTAAATTATAATGATCCTAATAATGAGATTGAATCAGAACCTTCTGAAATTAGTCCAGAAACATCCGAATCCGAGGAGGAAAATAACTGATGGCAAATAGAATTCTAATAAAAGGTCAAGAAATTGATATACCTGTGAATACTGGTACAGCTAGTAGTATTACTGGTGCAAGTGTAGTTCGTTTAACGAATGAAAATACCAATAACATTCGTGTTGTAACTGTTGTAGCAGCACCAAGTGGAACTGTAGTTGGTAGTTTTTCAATTTTACCTCGTACAGTTGAATATCTTGAAAAAAATAATGCAGAATGTATTTTTGCAGCTGATGGTGATATTAAATGCGTAAAAGTAGGATTTACAAATTAAAAGTAATGAAATTAATCACAGAAGAAATTCAAAAAGTAGAATTTATTACTGAAGGAAGGGGAAACGATGCTAAACATTATATTAAGGGTGTTTTTCTCCAATCCGAATGTGTAAATCGAAATGGAAGAATGTATCCTTTTCCTATTATGGAAAAGGAAGTAAAGCGATATAGTGACAATTTTATTAATAAAGGTCGTGCTTTAGGAGAACTTGGGCATCCAGATGGACCAACTATTAATCTTGATAGAGTTTCTCACAAGATTTGTGAGTTAAATCAGGACGGTAAAAATTTTGTTGGTAAAGCACAACTTTTAGAAACTCCAATGGGTAAGATTGCAAAATCTTTAATTAGAGAAGGTGTTACTTTAGGGGTTTCTTCACGTGGTGTTGGTTCACTTACTATGAGCGATAAAGGTCATAAAGTTGTTGGTAATGATTTTATGTTAGCAACTGCTGCTGATATTGTTGCAGATCCTTCTGCACCTGATGCATTTGTTCAGGGAATTATGGAAGGAAAAGAGTGGATATGGGAATCTGGTGTTCTTCATGAACAATTGGTAGAAAAAACCCAAAAGAAAATTAATACTCTTGTTGATCAGAAAATTCTTGAAGAACATAAGTTAAATTTATTTAATAATTTTCTTTTAAATCTCTAAATTATAAATAACTATAGATTAACATTAATCAAATGTCCGTTGGCAAAAATTTACAAGAAATGGAAAACGTAGTAACTAAAAATGCATCACCTGCAGAACCAATGGCTAAAGGGCCATCTTGGGAAGATTTGGGTGGACCTACTCCTGAGAATTCAAAGCCAGATGATGACTCTAACAAACTTAAAGAAACCTCTTTAAAGCAAGTAAGAGATGTTGTTAATAGTAAAGTTTCAAAAGAATCTGTTTCTGATGAAGTGGAAGAAGGTCAAGAGGTTGTTACTGAAGATGAAGAAACTACAGATGAAGTAGTTGCAGAATCTGAAGAAACTACAAATGAAGTTATTGAGGAAAGTGAAGAGGGCAGTGAAAATGAAATTGTAGTAGAATATAATGTGGAAGAAGATGTTCAAGCACTTCTTGCAGGTGAAGAACTTTCCGAAGAGTTTCAAGAAAGAGCAAAAACTATTTTTGAAACTGCTATAAATGCAAAAGTTGCTTCTATTGAGGAAGAAATTGAATCTGCATATGAGGCAACACTTATAGAGGAAATTTCTGAAATTAAAAATTCACTAACTGAGCGTCTAGATTCATATCTAGAGTATGTTTGTGATGAATGGATTAACGAGAATAAACTTCAGATTGAGCATGGTCTCAAATCTGAATTAACAGAGTCATTCCTTTTAGGAATGAGAGGACTTTTTGAAGAGCATTATGTAACTATCCCTGAAGAGAAATATGATGTTGTTTCTACTATGGTAGAAACATTAGATGAAATGGAAGATAAACTCAACGAGCAAATCGAAAGAAATATTGCTCTAAATAAAAGATTAGCTGAGTCAGTTGCTGATGTAATTTTTGCAGATATCGCTGAGGGTCTTGCGACTTCTCAGAAAGATAAACTCGCTTCTCTAGCAGAAAATGTTGAGTTTGATAGTGAGCACACTTATCGTGAGAAATTAGTACAGTTGAAGGAGTCATACTTCCCAACTAATACTAATATCCAAAAAGACGATTCTGAAACTATTTCTGAGGATAGTGAGGTTCAGGAAACACTTTCTGAATCACATACTCCAAGAATGGAAGCATATCTTCAGACACTTGGAAGAGTCGCTAAATGATTTTTTAAATCATAATCAAACTAAAACTTTTTTAAAGAGGAAAAATTCAAATGCAAAACAATGAGTATTTGCAGGAGAAGTGGGCACCTATTCTAGATTACGAAGGACTTGATAAAATCAAAGATTCGCATCGTAGATCGGTAACTGCAACCCTGCTAGAAAATCAAGAAAGAGAGCAAAGAGAACAGTCTGAGTTTTTAGGAGAAGCTCAAATTACCAACTCAGGTAATGCAGATGGCGGACAAGGCGCTTTTGGTACTGCTGGTGGTCAGACAGTAGCAGGTTTTGATCCTGTACTGATTTCTCTAATCAGGCGCTCAATGCCAAATCTCATCGCATATGATGTTTGCGGTGTTCAACCAATGAGTGGTCCTACTGGACTCATTTTTGCAATGCGTTCTAAGTACAACACTCAAGGTGGTACAGAAGCATTCTATAATGAAGCTGATTCGGCATTCTCTGGTCAATCTAAGAATCTTAATGATACTGACGGTACTGCTGAATCCGTTGGTATGGGTACTACCGCACAAAGTGGTAGAGATCCTTCCATCCTGAATGGAACTCCTGATTATACGGCTCAAAGCGATACCGCCAACTATAACGTTGGTCAAGGTATGAAGACTGGTACTGGTGAGCAACTTGGTGGTGATTCTGGTCACTTCAACGAGATGGCATTCTCTATTGAGAAAGTCACCGTAACAGCGAGATCCAGAGCACTTAAAGCTGAGTATTCATTAGAACTCGCTCAAGACCTTAAGGCAATTCATGGATTGAATGCTGAGGCAGAACTTGCCAACATTCTTTCGACTGAAATCCTTGCTGAGATTAACAGGGAAGTCATTCGTACCATTTATAAGACTGCTAAGCCTGGTGCACAAGCAAATGTTGGTACTACTGGAACCTTTGACCTAGACGTTGATAGTAATGGTCGTTGGTCGGTTGAGAAGTTTAAAGGTCTTATTTTCCAAATCGAAAGAGATGCTAACGCGATTGCACAGCAAACTCGTCGCGGGAAGGGCAACATTATCATCTGTTCTGCAGATGTCGCTTCTGCCCTAACAATGGCTGGTGTACTTGATTACACACCTGCTCTTAATGCTAACCTTAATGTTGATGATACTGGTAATACATTTGCTGGTGTTCTTCAAGGTAAGTATAAGGTCTATATCGATCCTTATTCGTCTAATGTATCTTCAAATCAGTATTATTGTGCCGGTTATAAGGGTTCTTCACCTTATGATGCTGGTCTATTCTACTGCCCATACGTTCCTCTACAAATGGTTCGTGCAGTTGGTCAGGATACATTCCAACCCAAGATTGGCTTCAAGACCCGTTATGGTCTAGTTGCTAACCCATTTGCAGAAGGTACAGTTGTTGGTAATGGTGATCTTGATGTTAATGCTAACAATTATTACAGAAGAGTTAAAGTTGCAAACTTAATGTAATATTGTTTCCATATTTTTCAAGACTCCCTTAGGGGGGTCTTTTTTTTATCTAAATAAATTTAAAAATGCCATATCACATTAAGAAAGAAAGTATTTTAGGTTCTTCTGTTCCACAGTCAGGTAATGAATATTATATTGATAATAATACCTGGAGCAATGATTTTTCCAAAAGAAAAATTTATGCAACAGAAGAAGAAGCTAATACTCAAAAAAATATAACATACACTACTTCATTAGGAATTAATTATCAACCTAATGTTTGGAAAAATTCCATAGTTGTAAGTGAATAAATAGAAAAAAAGTACGTTTATCCAATGAACCCAACACCGAAAGAGTCTAAAAAAATTCATAAAAATTATGAACAAGTTGTTGATCATCTAATTAAAGAAGGATATACTAACAACAATGAAGGTGCCGATAAAATTATTGAAGGGATGAGTGAAGAGTGGTTTAATTTAATTATAAGTTAAATGGCAACAAATCCTTTTAGTAAGCAATTAGATAATAGAAATTTTCTATCCCCTATAGGGTTTGAATTTACTTTGGCGAAATATCCCAAAGTTTCATTCATGTGTAATTCTGCTAAAATACCACAAATTACATTAGAAACTACTCAACAATCAACATATCTTAAATCAATTGATATTCCTGGTGATCAATTAATCTATAATGATTTTAATTTAAGATTTTTAGTTGATGAAGATCTTGTGAATTATAAAATTATACATAATTGGTTAACTGCCATTGGGTTTCCAGAAACTACAAAACAGTATGCCGATCAATATTTTAAAGGTGGTGAAAATGATATTAATAATTTTTTCAGTGATGGTACTCTTATTATTTTAAATAGTAATTATCAGGGTAAAGCACAAGTTAAATTTAAAGATTTATTTCCAGTTTCTTTAACTTCATTAGATTTTACTGCAACTGAAACAGATGTTAACTATTTTACAGCAGAAGTAAGTTTTAAATATACTGTTTATAATTTACTTAATATGCAAAATAAACCATTATAAATGTGTTATAATTTTATTAATAAAAGTGTAAATTAGTATTAAATAAGGTATATAATGGATCTTGATCAAATTCAGGAAATGTGGAAAAAAGATTCCATCATTGATCCTGATAATTTACATGATGAGTCTTTAAAGATTCCACAACTTCATGCAAAATATTATACAATATATAATACAATAACTTTATTAAGAGAAAGATCAAAAGAGAATTATTATAAAATAAAATTACAACAATATAATTATTATACTGGAAAGGCACCTGCAGAAGTGTATGAGAAAGACCCATTTCCATACAAAGTTCGTGATAAAGAAGCAATACAGAAACACATGGATGCCGATCCTAAACTTATTAAAGTAGATCTTAAAATTAGATATTATGATATTATGCTTAAGTTTTTAGAAGAAATTATTAAAACAATTTCAAATAGGACTTTTCAGATAAAAAATGCTATTGAATGGAATAAATTCCAGACAGGATTTAATTAAAATATAAATAACAATAAAAGTGTTGTAGAGATGAAATTTTTTAATCAGTTTTATTATGAAGCAATTGTTCTTGCTAAGAAAAGTGGTGTAGAAGGTAAATTAGATAAGTCAACTGGAGAATTCACTGCAGGCAATTTCAGTGATGCAGAGAAAACTCGTTATGCTAAGTATTCTGCTACACCTGCCCCTACTCCTACACCTTCCCCGACGCCTGCTCCTACACCTGCCCTTGTCTCTAAACCTAAGAATGAAAGACCTACCAACAGACAGGTAGCAGCAGCTAAAACAAAAGCAGAATACGAGAAAAATGCACGCAATATGAGATTAGGTGTAGAGCTGGGTGGTATTGCAGCACAGCAAGCACAACAAAACTACGCTACTTATAATTCTCCTGCTATGAAAGCACATAGA